ATAATTAGCACCAACCTCAACGCCTCCAGTTATTTGGTTTTTACTTACTTTAATCGGTGTTGATTGAATGCTATTTTTTAGCACTCCAGTATCAACGGCCACCTTGTTTGCCGCATGGTTTTCAATTGCTAGCATTGAATCCTCAACCTCTGCCCGTACATAGTCGGCAACGTCTCCCTCTAAGTCCTTTAAATACTTATAAAACGTGTTAAGGCTTTGCTTGTTAAATTCAATGCTTAGCATTTTAGTCCCGTTGTGTTGCAATTAACTTAATCATTCTGTCGTATTCGTTCACGTCAATTATTTCGCTAATTATAAGAGTTTTGCCAGCGTAAACAATGTGCATTGACTTAGTAATTGTAACCAAGGGATTGTCTCTAATTATAACCTCCCATTGGTTTTTGATAACCATTTGGTCCTCGCTATTTTGCCGCGATCCACTAAGATTGGTAACCTTTGCCCAACAAGTGTATGACAATCCAGGCGCTGAATAAAAACCGCCGTAACCATCGCCAAATAGATTGGAATTGTAAAACGAAATGCGCTCACGCAAATCGCCCGCTTTAAGCTCGTTATTAGTTCTCACGCGCCAAACCAGTTATAAGTTTTATAAGGCATTAACAAGGCTTTAACTCCCAAAGGAAATTCCGCCACAATTGTTCCAACAATTACGTCCTCGCGACGTTCGTAAAGCGTGTTTACCATCATTTTAACGGCAAGCTTTATGTCCTCGGGAACTGTTGTAAATCCAGCGGTATAAATCATTTTAAACTTATAAGACTGTGCGCCGCCTATAATGTTAATCTTTGGAAATAATCCAACGTTTAACTGGTAATTTAAAGCCGTTTCAGCATTGTTTTGATCTAGCGTTACAACCTTTGTAACATCGCCAGCAGCAACCAAAGGACCGTATGGAATTTGCCATTCGTAAGGAAATCCAAACGATTCAATTGTAACTGTCTTTCGAATAATTGCCTTACCCATATAGGATTCACAATGTAGGCGCGCCACTTTTATAAGGCTAGTAATTAAAGTATCCTCGGTAGATCCGTCGATTCTAGCGTATTCTTTTGCCTCTGCCAATGTAATTGGCTCGGTAACTGGCGCCACGTCTGCAAACTGGATGGAATAGCCTGTAAATGACGAGTTGCTTGGTGTATATAGTAATTCACTCATTGTATTGTTTCTTTGCTTTGTCAACGATAAAATTAAAGAATCTTTCTAGTTCTTGGTCTTGGTATTTTAGGCGCTCCTCTGCAAGGTTTCGCATTATGTTTTGGTGGAAATCGTATAAAATTTCGTCGCTCATTAATTCCTCAATCTTTGCAGCCATGCCGTCTAAATCGTCACGATCAAAGTAAAGACCAGCAGCGCCAAGACATTCCTTTAAACCATCCGTAGGCGTACAAATTACTGGCAACCGATTAATTGCCGCCTCCAAACCAACGCGCCCGTATGACTCATAAAATGACGGGACAAGCACAATGTTGGTTTTTCCGTAGATCAAATGCACGTCAGGAGTTTGCGCCACATACTTTAAATTCTTTAACGTGTCGTCAATGATTTGCTCGCCGTAGCTTCCAAGCACGCCAAGAAATTTGCGCTTTGGTAGTCTTTTTGCCAGTTCAATTAATATGTTTCCTCCTTTGTTCTCGTTGCAATTAATAAGGGTAATGTATTGCCCATGCTTGCGGTTGTACTTTACATCCTCGGGAAAAATTGGCGGTTTGCAAACAATTGACGCGTTTGGGTAAGGCCCGTTTTGTACGTTCTTTTCGTTTGCTTTATTGTTGTAAACAACATGAATGTTTTGCGCTTTAAACCTTACATTTCTATAATCGGAATCGTTGTGGCTTAAAAAAATCAATTGCTTTTTAAATTGCCTTGCCCAGTTAATTGCAACGCCTGTATTGTCTAAATGGGTAAATATTACGCTTGCATTTTGTAAGGCTAGAAAAAAGTCGTTTGAATAGTAACCAGTAATAAACTTTATAAAAGCAAACTTTTCGCCGTCGGGATAAATTTGGCCCTCGGGTAAAATCACTTCAATACTGCATCCTTTTTCGTGAAAATATTTGGCGTAATGTTGAACGGTCCACTCGGCGCCCGAGTTATGAGTTCCCGCCCATGCGTGTACAAAAAAAACGATATTCATGTTTTTTATTTTTTGATTTCGTTTAAAGGTATTGATTTATAGATAAATAAAAAAAGGCCGCCAATATTTGGCGACCCTTTTCTAAACAAACACTTATTTTACTTATACCGCGGAACCGTTAGCCAAAGCGGCTGCAAATGTTCCGTAAACGATTGATTGAGTGGTATAAACTGCCAAAGCAATTCTCTCTTCAACGCGTACGGTTACAAAGTTCTTGGTTACGTTGTCAGCATCTTGCTCAAAGAACTCCAAGGTTACGCCCTGACGAACGAACAACTGGGAACCAAGTGCAAAGTCACCAACAAAGAAATCGCCAGCAACAACGCCATTAATTGCGTAAACAGGAACGCCCATGATAAACATTTGACCAGCTGACATTGTAACGTAAGAAGGCAAAATGTAAGCTCCAGCGTTTTCCTTAGTAGATACTAGGCTAAGGTAGTCGGATGGGTTAATCATGATTGCATTTGGCGCGTATTCGTTCTTAGTAGTTTGAACAACCGCAGCAGCCAAAACGTCAAATCTATTGATTAGAGTACCGAATTTAACAGTAGTCCAAGCAGAGCCGTCGGTTGCAAAACCATTCAAGTTCTGACCAATACCGCTTCCGTACAAAAGTTGAGTATCTTCAACGTTCAACAATTTGCTAGGCGCACGGCTAGAAAGGTAAGCAATCAATCCAGGAGTGTCGTCCAACATCTCTTTTGTTAATCTCATGAAAGTAGGGATTGTACGGATGCTACGATCTACCGCAGTCAAATCGAAATCAGATTGTGGCTTTGGTGAACCTTGTGCAGTTGGAACCGCAGCGTTGTCGTATGCAGACTCGCGCACGAAACGGATAAGGTTAGAGCTAGTCTGTCCAACTGGCAACAATTGACGAACGTTTACTTTTCTGTTTGGAGTAAACTTTAGATCAGGAACGCGGTCCGCTGGGATAACTTCACCAGTATAAGCGTTTCCAACTGTCATGTCAGCGCCTTTCAATTCAAGGTCCAACTTTACTTTGTTAGCGTTTCCGCTTTTGTAGTTTCCAAATGCGTCAGAGTTAAAAGCTTTCTCTAGTTCGCTAGAAAAAGAATAACTTTTTGCAGACTTAGAAAAACTAGCCTGGGTGCGTGCATCTACGCCGTCAAGTTGAGCCTGTAGGGCGTCAGCTTTTTCGTTTAGCTTAGCGGTTTCGGCAGAAAGATTTTTTCTGAATTCTTCGCCAGCTTCTTTCATTGACTTTACGTCGGAAATCAACGCCTCGTTGCCTTCCAATTTCGCAAGTACTGAATCTAATTGTGATTTAATTGCTTCCATTTTGTTTTAAATAAATTTTTTGAGTTTAGGTATATATTCGAACTCTAAAGCCATTGACAAAGTCGGGTCTTGTTCGATAACGAATTGAGTTGCCTCGGATTCTACGGCCAAAACTGATTTAGTGTTCAATGCCTTTAAATGTTCTTGAATTTGCTTTAATCCAATTTCTAACTGAATCATTGATTCGTCGGTAAGGTTTCCGTTTCTAAGAATGCCGCAAAACTTGGCAATCATGTCCTCGGTCTTTGGCTTATCCCATGATTTCATGGATTCAATTGGCGTGTTTGCGTTGGCTCCCCAGGTAACAGTTGAACCCTCCCAAAGTTTAATTTCTCTAATCTCTCGGTAACCAGCCTTATTGTCGCTCTTTACAATTTCAAACCCAACGCTATGCTCGTTAAAAACGCCCTCTTTGTAAAGCTTTATTACGTCCTTGCCGTAGCTTGTTTCTGTAATCTTAGAGGTAAAACGCAAGCCTTTAGCATCCTCCATCAATTCCATAGGTTTTGCCAATGGCATCAAAGGATTGTGCTGGAGCAAGTGCATGATTCGATTGCGGCCTTGCGGTCCGTTCTCTGCAACTGTCTTTTTGTAAGAGCCTGAAACAATTACGTCGCCATCGGAATCAATATTGTTAAACGCGGAAAAATATCCCGTAACGATTCCTTTAACGTCGTCGACGTCCTCAATTATTCCCTCGCTTAAATTCTTGTAAATCATTGCGTCTTTTTTTGTAAAAATAAAAAGGTTAAAAAAAAATGCAAACCTATAAAATTATTGATAAATGAAATGAAAAGCTTTTGCCTCGCTTTCCTCAAAGATACCCGTAAAATTTTGGTAACAATTTTCAATGTCGCTTTGGCTTGGTCGCTGAAAAGACAAAAACGGCACGCAAATATAAGAGTTACCTTTTGGGTGAACTATTGTCCTAAAGTGTTCGTCAATTGGGATGGTTAAATCTAATTGGGCCATTTCCTTTGCAAATCGATACGAGTATAAAATCCCATGCGTGGTCCATGATCCATAAGTGCGAACTAAACGCTTGCTTATTCTGTCAAGTCTTGAATCTTTTATATTGGCGCCAAGCATTAACATATCCCAGTTTGCTGGCAAATCATTTACGCAATTAATTAAGTCGGGATAACTACCGCGGTACGTTGCGTCGTCTTCAAAAATCAAAACATCGCCCTGGCATTCTTGAAAAATCTTTTTAAAAGTTTGCCACAATCCAAGCCAACCCCATTCATGTTTAATTGCGCTTACTCGCTCAATATTAAAATGCGGCGATAACTCATTTATTGAGGCTTTCCATTTGTCTTTGCGTTGATCTAAGTTAATAACGTAAGCAATCATTTACGCATAGGTAAGCCGTCGGCGTCTCTCATAATTCTAAACACAACTTTGCATCGGCAATTACATATTTGGTCAGCTCCAGCACCTTGGGAGCCGTCGCCTGGTTGTCGCATATCATTACCGCCAACAATAAAGTTTTGGTCGAACGGAATCCAATCCTTGCCTCGCATTTCTGCATGGTCAGGACGTGTGCGCGTGTCGGTAGCTGGTATCCATTTCTTTTCGTACATAAAATCGGAGGTTGCAGCCGATTGCATAGCCGCGTTGTTGGTTGCAATGACCATTTCCGTACGCGCAATTAATTTGGCACGGTTTCTAAATATTAAAGAAATGCTTTGTTGAATGTTGGTGGCTATTTCTAGCGCGCCAAGGCCCTCGTTTAATCCAGCAAGTACAATGGCTCGGATTATCTTTTGGCTAGTCTCGTTAATGCTTATTAATGTTTGCGGCAAGTTCCTAACTGCAAACAAACGCATAAAGTCACGCCAGCCAACGCGTAACGCTTCTTTTGTTGCTTTTGTTGGCGGTTGTATTGCGTTATACATAGCCTCGGCATAAGCCGTGCCAGCCACAACGTAAAGGCTTTCCAATGTGTCAGCCAAAGGCGCTGGCGTTATTAAATCAAAGCGGTTAATATTTCCGTCAGCTTG